TGACAACTACAGGCGATAGTATTTATTCTTCAAGTGGATCTACACCAGCAAGACTTGGAATTGGTAGCACTGGACAAGTTCTAACAGTCGCAGGTGGTATTCCAAGTTGGGCTACACCCGCTGCTGGTGGTGGCATAACCTTAATATCAGAAACAGTTGCAAGTGCTTTGGGAAGTTTATCTTTATCATCAATCCCGTCAACTTACAAAGATTTAGTTTTGGTTTATAACGGAATTACTAATTCAGGTTCAAGCGGAGCATTCGGTATTAGATTTAACAACAACAGCACAGCAGGCATTTATAAAGGAAAGTATGTTGGATTTCAACCTACTTTACAATTTGCAACTTGGACTGGGGCAGATATTAGCAGAGCAGCAACTATTGGAAATTGGCCGTTTGGTTCTGATGCACCTACATCTGCTGCTTTAGAAAGTAATCCGTCAGGTGTTTTAACAATTTATAATTATGCAAGCACAACAAAAACTAAAGTTTATCAATATCAACTCTATACACAAAACAGCGGTCCAACAGAAATGTTTTTTAATGTTTTAGGAACTTTTGATACTACAACAGCCATATCTTCTATTGATATTTTCAATGCTGGTAGTGGCACTTTTTCAAATGCAGCAGACACTTCTATTAGATTATACGGGGTATCATAATGAGTAAGTTAATAGTAAATGTTGAAACTGGTGAAACAGTAGAGCGTGAATTAAACAAGGTTGAAAAAGATCAGCAAAAAATTGACCAAGAAATTGAAATCAACCGAAAAGTTGAAGCTAAAATAAAGGCTCAGGCTAGGGATGTAGTTGAAGCAAAACTTGCCGCACTTGGTTTAACTACTGATGATTTAAGGGCTTTAGGTTTATAGTACAATCTTGAGGAAGTGTGGCAAATGAAACCATGGCTATGTGCAGGCGGTGTACAGCTACGAGATCAGATTGATACCTGGTACCCAGATCGTCGCTCTACCTCTGATGGGTGGCTGGGTGATGCTCGTCATTCCGCCACAAAATCGGATCATAATCCAGATACAGATGGGTGTGTACGAGCCATTGATGTGGATTCTCGCTTGGATTCATCCGAGGGGCTCTCAGTATATTTGGCTGACCAAATCAGAATCTGTGCGAAAACCGATAAGCGCATATCTTACGTAATACATAATGGCATGATCGCTAGCAAGATACTTAATTTTAAGTGGCGTAAGTACAAGGGCTATAACAAACACACAAAGCACATGCACATCAGCTTTACAAAGTTAGGCAATAAAGATAGCAAGCCGTTTGATATACCACTACTAGGGGGTAACATATGAAAATAAGCAATAAGCAGAAGGCAATACTTAAATCATATTTTAGGGGTGTGCTTGTATCATTCTTAACATTCTTAGCAAGTAATGAGCTAGGACTTGACCCAGTTATTTCAGTGGTAGTGGCCGCACTTGCAGGCCCAGCAGCTAGGGCTTTAGATAAATCCGATGATGCTTATGGCCTCGGTGCAGATGAAGCATGACACCCGGCGAATGGGTCGCTTTAGCCGTTGGCGTATGCGCCGTATTAACAAGTTTATTAGTGGCTCTACGTTGGGTTATTAAATCTTATTTAATAGAGCTTAAACCTAATAGCGGATCTAGTTTGTATGATGCTATATCTCGCATTGATGAAAAAAGCACGAGACTTGAAGAGCGTGTCGATGATCTTTATTCTTTAATAGTTAAGCGACAATTATAGTATGGCTGATACAAGGCGTAAGCGTAAGAAATATATTAAACGCATAGTGCGTAAGTCGCCAGAGCCATTATCTAAATTAGATCAGCATTATATTGCGATGAACGAGATCTACAAGGCTGCACGTAAGGCTGGCTTTACTGAGAGCTGTGCATTGTACTTTGTATCAGATAGAGCGACTATGCCAGACTGGGTTATTGGTGATGGCGGCATCATACCTAGTATTGATCCTACAGAAGAAGATGACGATTAAGCGTTGGCTAGTAATATCAGATTTACAAGTTCCCTTTCATCATGAGCAGGCTGTTAAGAACGTCATCAAGTTGGCAAGACGTGAGAAGTTTGATGAGGTTCTATGTGTTGGGGATGAGATTGACTTCCAAACAATTAGCAAATGGGCCGATGGCACACCTTTGGCTTACAGTCAGACTCTTAACAAGGATCGTGCAGCTTGTCAAAATATTCTATGGGATCTTACCGAATACAGTAAGAAGGCTAGTGTTATCCGCAGTAATCATACTGATCGCCTTTACAATACTTTACTAAAAGCACCGGGCCTTATAGGTTTACCAGAGCTGCAATATCCTAAGTTCATGGACTTTGCTAGCATGGGCATTGATTACTATCGCACAGCTTATGAATTCTACCCTGGCTGGGTATTAGCACATGGCGATGAGGGCAGCATGAGCCAGCACGCAGGTATCACAGCCCTTAACCTTGCTAAAAAATGGGGCAAATCGGTCATATGTGGACACAGCCATAGACTAGGCATGAGTGCCTATACAGAAGCCATAGGAAGCCATTACAGGCCCTTATACGGTGTTGAGGTAGGCAATCTAATGGACAGAAAAAAAGCCTCTTATATACGCTATGGAAGCGCGAATTGGCAGATGGGCTTTGCTATACTAGAAGCCGTAGGAAAGACATTAACACCCACGTTAGTGCCGATCAATAAGGATGGCTCATTTACAGCTTTCGGGCGGTATTACGGGTAACATCGTTACCTAATCGTTATACAAACAACGCCCTAAATAATCCACAAAGTCGTACACAAGTGCGACACTATTGCTATGCCACAAATTGTGGTATGGAAAGTAGGGCTACATGATAATGACAACAACACCCTGGCTATGGCTTTATTGCATGCTAGGTTTAATAATAGGTTATTGGGCAATAACAAAGATAATGGATAAAGCCTTTGACAGAGGTTATTGGGTTGGCAGAGCTGAGGGTTGGAAGTCGCACCGATCACTTTCAGAAAACAAAACTTATGACAACAACAACTGAGAAGTTATTTGATAATGTTATCAAAACTATTCATGCGCGAGGTGTCAGCTATGGGCATCCAATTACAAACCACAAGAGGATTGCCGAACTGTGGAGTGCATATTTGGGTTATCCAATCCAATCAAACGAAGTTGCAATTTGTATGGCGTTGGTCAAGATCAGCCGGCAAGCTGAAGATCCTACGATCGTTGACAATTACGAAGATTGTTTGGCCTACATCAGTATTGCTAAAACCATTACAGATGCCATGTCAGACGATAGATACGAATGGAAAGACTAATGGCATTTAACCTGGCAGAATATGAAACAGTTGAAAGCCGATTAGAAAAATGGTGGAAGGATTACCCAGATGGAAGAGTGGCAACAAAGATTGAGCAGGCCACAGACACTAGATACATTGTTAGTGCTGAATTATATAAAACGGAAGCCGATGCGAAACCATGCGCGACTGGACTTGCTAGTGAGAGCATTTCTGATCGCGGTGTTAATTCAACTTCTGCATTGGAAAACTGTGAGACTTCAGCGATCGGCCGTGCGCTTGCAAACGCGGGTTACGCGGCTAAGGGCAAACGTGCTAGCAGAGAAGAAATGAATAAAGTGGTGCAGTTACAAGCTGTGCCACAGACATTCTCAGTAGATCGCACAGAGCCGTTGCCATTAAGTAATGAGGACTGGGTTAAAGCTGCAACTGTTACACCACCTAAAGCACCACCAGCATGCTGTGCTAAAGGTAATAACTTAGTTACAGGTGTTAGCAAAACTAATGGCAAGCCTTACTACGGCTATCTATGTCTAGATCGTATTAAAGAGCATGCAATATGGGCTAAGCAAGATGCCAGCGGTGCATGGTTTTTTCCTAAAAGAGAGGGTGAATAATGAGTTTACGAAAAAAAGTAAAACAACTGTTTACTTATCATGAAAATACTCGTTTATTAATCCAAAGCCTAGAAATACGTCACATAACCCTAAGAAATCAATTAATAAGAGTTGAGGAAAAATTAGAAGAAAGGAGTAAATAATGGGATACATAGAAGTATTAAACGGTTCAGGCTTTACATTACGCATGGAAAATGATAACGAAAGCCTAAACACTAGTAAGCAGATATG